ACCAGAAGCTCGCCCAGCCCGCCCTGTCTCGGCGGTGTCAGCGCACTCCCCTGGCTGCGGAGAAGGTCGCGCAGCGTTGTCACTTGAAAGGACTGTGACTTTTTCATCACTCGGCTCCTCCTGTTCTGCCTCTGCCTGAGATTCAGTCTCTTGCCCAAGCTCATCATTTAAAAACCTGAACGGCTTATATCCAGCATCGAATCCATCGGATCTGGGAAGCCTAACTCGCTCCTCCAGCAATTCTGCCAATGCTGACTCTATTTCGTCAGGCCCGCGAACGCTGGCGAATAACTCTTCAGCCTCTGTCCGATCAATCACAAAACCGTGGCTAGGATAATCAACCGATAGCCGTTGCACCGCCAGTTCGGTGCAATTCTGAGACCGTCTTATGAGCCTCTCACCATAACGCAAAGCTATTAAAGAGGCCCTGCCTGCCTCACCCACATGTATGGGATCCACTTGTGCATATATTGTCGAATACAACCCATGCACTAGATCAGTTGCGATCTTGGAGGCCGTGGCCACCGATATCAACCCACCACCTCGCGTTTGCGTCTGCAGGAAAAATTCCTCAAACGCTTGAAAGGAGCGGACATCTAGGGAGCGTAAGGCCGTAACCACTGTCAGACCAGACTGCATCTCCATCAACTCATCCTTCTTGGCCATCTGAATATCTAGCGGGCCAAGCTCAGCATGATCTGACATGATGAGTTCGTGAGCGCCTAACGCCATAAGTGTACCAGCGCTCTTACAGTAACCTGTTACATATAGAGAAAATCGCTCATATTTGTCCTGAAAATATCTCGCCATACGGAAAGCAGAGTCTGGGTTACCCCCCTCTGTGACGAGCATAAGCAAAAGGTTTTTGCGCCGCTTTCGATGAATGCACTCGCGAATAAGATTTGTATCTATCGGGCGATTGATAGGTCCGTTGTATATCGCGACATCACTATCTTTTTTTTCGGCGATAGCATTTGCTACCTGATGAACCGTCTTGGCGATATCCTCTTCGGTTACTTCTTCCATCACGCTTCTGCAGCCTTTCTCTCGATCTCTCGCCGCATTGTTGCAAGATCAACAATAGCTTTAGCCAACTGGTTCGCATCGCGAGGGCGCTTTGGGTAATTTGCCATACGCAGAATATGACACCTGACTCATGGCATTTCCATGGCCTGTCAATCGAAGCCAATTTCAAACTGACCCACTACCCAACCACCTCATGACTGTGCCTCCACCTTCTTCTGCGCCTCGGCGCGTCGCTCTTCCGGTTCAGCCGGGGCGGCTTCTCCTTGCGCGTTGGACTCCCCAAATTTGGGGAATCCTCACTACCCCTGCAGTCGGTATTCGAACGGCACCACAGCGCCGCGGTGCCACAGGCTGGCGCGCCGGGCCTCGCTGGTGCCGTCGCTGTCCAGCGCGTCCACGGCGTCGATATCACCCAGAAAATCGAGCCCCTGCGCCCGCTGAGATCGAAATACCGCCACCGCCGCGTCCAGCAGGGCCAGAACGGTCGCCTGACCGGATCCGGTCTTGTGGAACACGCGGACTGTCACGAACCCGTCCAAAATCCGTTCGTTGGCGCCCAGCCCGGCGCCGAACGCCACCAGCCGCTCCGCGCCATAGGTGACGGCCAGGTGCACCGTCGGCGGCGTCAACGGCGGCAGGGGGCTGTTGTCGAACCACACCACCTGCGGCGGGGTCGGCCCGGGCACCCAGCGCGCGGCCCACAGCGCCCGCACGGCGGCATCCACAGCGGCATAGCTCATGGCAAGATGACCCTCACGCCCGGCACCCGGCCCTGGCCTGGCCGGTCGATCCACTCGGCCCGCACCCGCGCCAATCGGCCGAACCGCCGCCTCAACAACAGCGCCGTGCCGCGGATAAACCCAGGCTCGGCCGACACAACAAACGGCGTGCCGTCCGGGCTGCGGCCCACCTCCAGCCTGCGGGCGTAGGGCTCTCGGTTGAACAGCAGCGCCGACCGCGTGTCCTCTGGCAGCTGCTCTGGGTCCGAATACTCCCGACCCCCGGCAACAATCCGATACTGCCCCGCAAACCGCCCGGTCACCCGCGGCGACCGCCGTTCCAGCGCCGCCAGCGCCCGCGCCACAAACGGACGGACGTCCTGGGCCAGAAAAACGACGCTGCCGCCGGGCTGCACCTGCTCGATGGCACGGCCCTCCTGGCCGTCGACCACCACCCGCGGGCTGATCCCCTGCGCCTGCAGCCGATCCCGCTCCGCCCGCGCATCGGCAATCAGCCCCGCGCGGGCATCACCAGCCAGGCGCCGGGCCGCGTCCGCCAGGTCTCCCAGAAAATCGGCAACCGCCAGCGCCACGGCCTATCCCTCGACCGTCAGATCGTGCCGGATCACCGTCGAACCGTCATATTTGGTCTGGACCTGCACCACGTGACACTCCGTCCCGTCGACCGTCAGCCGGTCACCGACCCGGGGAAAGGCGGAAGAGAACGTCACGTGCGCCGCAATGGCGGCATGGCCGACGATCACCACCCGCCCGCGGGCAATGTGATCGCCCACCACATCCTCAGGTCGCCCAGCCCTCTCAAACCCCCGCACCGTCGCCGTCACCTCCGGCGACCCCGGCCGGGTCAACGTCATGTCACGCCCGACACGTTGCAGCATTTTGTCCGTGTCCAGACGAAAGGCACTCATGCGATCACTCGCGCGCGATATCCGGCCAACGCCTGCCGAATGCTGGCGGGAATCGTCCCTCCGCCAGCGTCCGGCCGGAAAAATCCACGATTTCCAACGCCCTCGATCGACACGTTGCGCAGGTCCGCCGCCTCGCCCGCGTGGGCGTCCAGGGTCGTTACCAGCGCCACGCAAGCCGCGGCCAAATCGGCCTGATCACCCGTCGCGGGCAGTGTGTATCCCCCAGAATACTGGGCCACCACCACGCCGCTCCAATGCCGGCGATGCGCGCCGCCCAGTCGCCACAACAGCGACTGATGGGTGATCTCGTAATCCGTGCCCTCGACCAGGGCCCCGCCGCCCTCGGTCACGCTGTCGACCGCCGTTACCGGCCACTGTCGCAGATACAGCGGCGCAGGCTCCCCTCCGTCCACACAGCTGCGTGCCACCCGCCATGTTTGACGCACCTCAGCCACCCCCAGGGGCAGTCGCCCGCGACAATATTGTCGGATCAGGGCAGACGCCTGGTCCAGCCGTGCCTCCGCCTGGGCGTCGCTCAGCGCAGGCAGATCAGCTTGCACCTGCGCCACCGTCGCCAGCTGGGTCTCGGCAGGCGGGGTCACGATGACCAGCTGACCACTCACGCGCCGCCGCTCCGTTTGCGGACCGCGGCTCGCTTAACGGATGCGGGTGCCTCTCCAGCCTGGATCACGCTCTCGCCCATTCCGCACTCTGGCAGCTTACCCGCGTCGTCCGGCTGATGCGGCACGGCACGGCCCTGACGAATCAGTGATCGGGCGCGCGCGTCAGCCACCTTCAGAGTGGCGCCCGCGGAATGGGGCGCCACATGGCGGGTCAGTCGGATCAGCATTGCTGGCCTCCCGTGGCTTGGTCAGATCAGGGACCGGGTGATCACGCCGTCAGTGGCGCCGCCCAACACGTAGATCGCGGCCAGTTCCGCCACGTCCGTGTCAGCAGCCGACAGGTTGGGCGTGAACTGCAACCGCAGATACCGGTCGGCACCCGCCACCGTGCGCAGATCCAGCTCCACCGTCCCCTTGACGGTGCCGCCGCCCTCAGGCCCAGTGGCAACCACAGTGGCCGCCAGCGCGGCGCCATAGTCGGTCCCCACGCCGTTGCCGTCTGCATCCTCCTGAAAATTTGCCGTGATGGACAGCGTGGCCGCTGCGGCCAGGGTCGCCGTGTACACGACGACCGCCTTCAGGCTGCCGAGGCCCTGGGTGTCGACGTAGTCGCAATCGACCTCAGTTGCATCGCCGGTGCCACCGGCGGTCACATCCACGCCTGCAACGGCGTACGCGGTTTTCACGCCGGCAAAGGCGTCTGACTTGCTCGCGTGCATTTCGCGATCCTCCAATTTGATGGTGCAGAATCAGAAACGGCGCCCTCAGGCGCCGTTTCTAGGGATCAGGCCAGGCCGGATCAGTAGGTAACGCCCGTCAGGCCGGCGCCTGCGAACGCGTATTCCAGGCGCACATCGGATTCCATTTCCAAAAACACGCCCATCTGGTTGCGCGCCATCAGGGACCGGGTCACCGGCGAACCGTTGACCATCTGCTCGTAGCTGCCTTCGGTGCTGATCCGCATTTCCGGGTTTCCGGCCTCAGCCAGGATGATGGACGGCCCGTGGAAAAACAGGATCTGCGCCTCATTGCTCCCAACGCCGCCGTTGCTCGGGATCTGCTCGCTGACGATCACGCGATACCGATTGAGGCGCCCGGTCGTGGTCAGGCTGGAAAACACTTTCTCGTTGCTGGTCGGCACGCGCAGGCGTTCCAGCGCGTCCAGGGTCCGCGCGCACATAACGTAGTAGCCCGTGTCCTCGGTCAGCGGCAGGTTTTTCGACAGCAGGGCAGTCGGCAGGGCCGCGAGGTCCTTTTCGATATCGTCGAAATCGGTGCCTGAGATACCGGTCAGCTGCGATGCCAAGATCTGGTTCCGAATTCCCAGAATCTTGTTGTTTGTCCCGTCGCCAAACAGGTGGTTCAGGTCCTCTTTCTGGCGGGCCTGATCAAGCAGACGGCGCTGCATGAACTGCTCCAGGCCGCGCACCGCGCTGGGAGCCAACCTGGCGTTGCGGATCATCTGGCGCGGAACCACCACACTGGCAGCAATCCGGCGGGGCGTGACGCTGATCTCCCCAAATCCGAAATCCTCCGTGGTGTTCGGGTCGCCTTCGTCCAGCTCATGGCCCTCTGGCGCGCTCTCCTCGGTCGGAATGGTCATGGTGCCATAAACAGGGATCGGCTGGGGGTTCATACGCCGCACCACGGTCGCATTGGTCAGCTGCTCGATGATCTGGCCTGCAAATGTGGGCGCAATCAGCCCGCCGCCGCCCGCCACCGTAACGGACGATTGCGCTTTGACCGCGTCCCACATGGCCTCGCCGTAGGCGGACTTGACAGCCTCCTCCTGGGAGATCTCGCCCTCGCTCTCACGCGCCATCAGGCGCCCGACGAATCCGGCCGTGGGGGCCTGCTTGAGTGCATCCAGGTCGCGGACGGTCTTAAACGTGGCCTGGGCCACCGGGTTGGCAGGCGTATCCAGCGTGCCGGTCTTGGCCGACGCCTCCATCTGCCGCTTGATGCGCTCGACGGCCGCCTTGGTCACATCAAATGCGGCGTCGGCCGCCTTGAACGCCTCTTCGCTGGCGCTCGCCGCATGGGTCAGGTGGTCGGACAGCTGCTTCAGCAGATCGCGCCCAGATTGCAACTTTTCGGACAGGCTGCCGCCTTTGATCCGGGTTTCCACATGGCCCGCGTCTTTGACGATCTCGGCCACCAGAGTTTCGATACTCATGGGAAGGCTCCAAAAATGAATGGGGCGCCGAAAGGCGCCCCATGATCGCCTTGCCCAAGGGCGGGTGCGGGCTATGTCGCCCCGTGCGGGGACGAACAAATCTCAGATCAACGCCGCTTCAGCTGACTTGGCCTTCGCCGCGGCCAAGCGGCGCCGGCGCGCACGATCTTCCGCGGCAGCATCCGGTGACTGGTCAGCCTTCTGGGCCTCGGCCGCATTCGCTGCCGTGGCCGTCGCTGCCGCATCCTCGCTGCCTTTCTTCGTGTCCGGGGTCGCATCGTCCTGCACAGCGACACGGCGCAGTCGGCTGACTTGTTTCAGGACCTCGCGCGTGCCGTCGGCGGACTCTACCGCCAGCACCGCCACCGGGTCATCCTCACTCGCTTTCATCGGCTCTGCCGTGGATCCGGCCAGGACAACGTCTCCGGCTGTGTAAACCGCCGTGACCCGCCCTGGTTGTGGCGTGGCGCCGTCATCCGCGCCGACCACAACGTCACCAACGGTCACGGCCGAGTACATTTTCAGCCGGCGCAGCAGGGTCTCGGCCGCTTTGGTGGCTGCGCCGTCTGCGGCGGCCGTTACGGCGTCAGCGACGATCTGGTGAAACCCACTTTCCAGGTCCATGTCAGTGCTCCTTTTCAACCGCACCTCACTGATGCGGGCGTTGGCGTTGGCGGGGCTGACAACAACGCTGATTTCGCGCAGGGCTGCCCGTTCGATGACGAAGCCGCGCCCGGCTGGGTTGGCGCGGTGCTTCAAAATCCGAAAACCCACCGAAATACCCGTCACGTCGCCGCGTTTGATCAGCTCTCGGGCGCGGTCAGCCGTCGGATCGACGCCCCGGGCCTTCAGGACGATGCGGGCAACGGTTTTTCGGCCCTCACGACGTACATTGACGGTACGACCGACCAGGCGCGTCGTCATGTGATCCAGAAATACAGGCCCGTCTGGCATGTATTCGTCCAGTTTCAGACCGTCCTGCAGAATGATATCGCCGTCGGAATCTTGGTCTTCTGTGCTGATGACTGCGTCAAAATAGTCGTCTTCGACAGTCTCAATCGTTCCGTCGCTCTGTTTTGTCGGATCAATCTGGTCCATCACTGCCTTCCTGCCCGTCGCTTGGCGCCGACCCCTCATCTGCGCGCCCGCCTTCCACTGCTGCCGGCTTGTTCCCGCCGGGCGGGGTGACAAACGCGACCTTGCCAGTAGGATCCACGTATGCGGCGTTCAGGGGTCGTTTGGACACGTCCCCACCGGGCAAGCGCGGGTATCCGTGCATCCGACGCGCCTCATTGATGGTGATGATCCCCGCTTCCAGCAGCCCGGTGCTGATATCGGCGCGGGTTTTGGCGTCTGTGCGGAACAGATTGTCCACCTCGAACCGGACAAACTGGTCGGGCCGCAGCCGGAACGCGCGGCAGAACTCCGCTTCCAGCGGCTCAATATCGTGCTGCAGCGACAGGGAGTAGTAAGCTAAAAGTATTTGCTCAAAATTGGCTGTCGTTACGCCCTGTGTGCGCCCCAACAACTCCATTGGTGTGCCGAATCCACGCGCCACATCTTCAACCGTGAGCCCCATTTGCTCGATCAACTGGGCGTCGACCGCTGTCATGTTCAGCGCTTTGTAGTCTGTCCCATTTTCCAGAATGGCCGTTCGCCCGGCGTTCTCGATGCTCTGCATTTCCTGCCACTGCTGGCGCATGCGCTCGGCCACGTCGTCGTCCAACACCTCATCGGTTACCAAAACACCCGACAACTTCATGCCGTTCTTCATCAGCCGCCCAGCCAGGCGCTGACCCGCCAGGCTGTTGCCGATGGCGTCGACCATTACCGCCAAGGGGCTCACCCCAATCCGACCGCCGAAAGTCAGCCCCTTGGCGTGAAAAATGTCGGCTTCTGGCACCCAGATCGTCCAGTTGCCCCCAAACACCGCCGCCTCTTGTTGGTCGCAGGCTGTAATCTGGTACATCCGGCTGCCGTCACTGATATCGTGAATCGCCGCTTGGGTTGCATGGATCGGCCACATCCCGGTCGGGTCGCCCAGACCGTCCCGAAAAATCACGGCAATGGCGTTTCCGCGCAGCTTCAGATTGGCCGCCAGAGCGGTGATCACGGAATGCCGGTCCATCAGCGGGTGCGGACTTTGCAGCAGCCGCGCCAGTGGGTGGTCGGTCACCACCTGGGCGTCACCCTGAGCGGACAACTGGTGCATGTGCACCGGCAGCTTCGCAATCGATCGAGCCGCCAGGTCGACGCAGCGATACACCGTCGACACCGACATGGCGGTGTCCTCGGTCACGGCGACACCAGACGCGGACTCCATCCATCCAAACGTTGACCGCAACAGAGGGCCTGGATTGCTCAGCGTCTCCTGCTTGCGTCGGTCGCCGTGCACCAGCGCGCGGGCCGCAGAGCCGACCCGGGACAAAATCGACATGGGCATCCCTCGGGCTACCAGATCCGCAGGGGATTGTTGCGGCGGCCTGGCCGGTTGTAGATCGACCCGCGCGCCTTTGGATTGTCTGCCATCAGCTCCGCGGCCATCACTGCAGCCACCAACGGGTCGACTTTGGCTGATCCGCCCGCATCCTTGGTGATGTAGTGGCTCGTCTTGGCCTGATGCATAACGGCGTTGCCCACACACCAGGCCATCAGCTCACTGCCGTCGTGCAGCAGCGTGCCGTCCTCAGCTTTCCACGCCAGACCGTCCGCCGCCCCCATCAGCGCGGGCCCCTGCCGCACGCCGATCAACAGATCGTTGTCCTCAGTGACTCTGATCTGTGCCAGCGCATCGACAATTCCGACAATGCTGGACGTGTCGAGGCCCACTTTGCCCAGGCGACCGCTGTCCAGGATGGATTGGACCTTTTGGACCACCAGGCGCGTGCCTTCCGTCATCGTCTTGACGACCGTCAACGATCCTTCCGCCACGAACGTGTCGTAAAATTCCCGGTTCTGCTGCTGCCGATCCACGCCGACTTGGCTGACGATCGCCTCGCACACCAGCAGCCAACCGCGGGTTTCACGGTGGCGCCCCAGATAGGCGATGCCCATCAAGTCGTCCTGGCCGCCTCCATCGATCGTCACCACGACCACGTCTGAGGACTGGATCAGCTCCTGCAGGTCCAACTGTCGGTCGCCACACTCCGCCCAGAACTCAGCCCCGGTCCAGCCGTCAGTGCGCAGCCCCACACCTGGCTGGACGTTCAGATATTTGGCGTAAAAACCGCTGATCTCGGCGGGTCCAGCCTCTTGGGCCTCACCGTAAAATGTATTCAACTTCGCGGCGTCTACGCTGCGCCCCCAGTTTGGGTTCACCCAGGACCAAGTCGATTTGTCCAGATGATCCCCGCGCTTTATCATCGCGTCCGAGTATTCGTAGATCAGAGGCAGGAACGTCGGATCAGTGATCCGACCGTCTCTGACGCCCCTCGCATAGTTAAGTTTTGATCTGAAAACCCCTGTCGGCCGTCTCTCATCCATTGTGGACAGGCACATCAAGAAGCCTTCAGGACGCGCCAGGAGTCCACCAGAGATCTCCCGCATTATCTCTGATGCGCCGGCCATTCGGCTGAGCAGATACAACTCGTCGATCAGCACGCCCGCGCCCTTCAAGCCTCCGACCGTGGCCGTATCTGCAGAAACGATTTTCAATTCGGCGCGGGTGGAGCGGTGAAGAATTCTGCGCTCATGATATTTACAATCCAGAAGATCTGAAAGTTCTTCGTCTGCCTTGATAGCCTCATAAACCGGTTGAAAGCTGTTGTGCGCAATCTCAACCGTCGGGGCAACGACGAAAAACCGGTTTGTTTCTCTCCAGTTGTCGATCAGCGCCGCCAGCATAAAGAACCCAGCAATGCCCGACTTCCAGTTTTTCTTTGGGACCATCAGGAAGAACTGGTTTATCAGGCGTTGACCACTCTGCGGATCGTAGCTGCCAAAGAAGGCCGCGGCCAAATCCATAATCCAGTCGCCCGCCAGATCCTCCACGGTCGGGAACTGTGGCGGGTCGTACCCCTCCAGCTGTGGCTGATCCGTGACCTGAAAATAGCGGAAGTGCGCTAGGCCGTTCTCTGCGGACTCAGGATACAGCGGTCCGCACGGGAGCAGCGACCGGCCACTGCGCAGCCGCTCCTCCCAATCTGTGCAGGCCGTCGTCCAAACTGGCCGGGTCATCATTGCATCGTCTTCGATCCCGGCGGAGCGCTGGGACGGAATTTGCCGCGGGCAACCTCCTCCCCGCGGCTTTGGGCGGCGCCCTTCTTCCCGACCTGCACCTCAGCCAGCTTCGGCAACTCAAACGGCAGCGCCGCTATCGTCAACTGCTTTTTGACCTCGATCGGCACCTCAGGGTCACCCAGCGCGTCCAGGAGGAAATCCATCACGCGCGCATACTTCCGCGCGTTGCCCTCGGCCTCTTTAAGATCTTTCTTAACGCGCGTGACGCGCTCGTCAGGGTCCTTTCTTGGGCGGCCAGCGCCTGGCCGTGAGCCTCCACGCGGCATGACCTAACCCCTTGATATCACTGGTCGGTTTGATTGTTTGAAAGCGTCAAAAAAATCAAACGCCAGAATTTTTCCTGCGAACGACTGTCAATGGGGTCGGGGGACGACCGGTCTCAGGATTCAGACCCCCTATACCCTTGGAGACCGTCGCTCAGCCCACGTTTTGCGGCTGTGGCAGCTCCCGCAGAGCGCCTGACCGTTGGTCAAATCCAGGGCCAGATCAGGCCGCGCCTTGCGGGGCAGGATATGGTCGGCAAACAGCCGGCAGCCTGAGCGCCCACACCCGCTGCCCTGGCAGACGCCACCAGATCGTCTGATCACCTCAGCAGACCAACGCCTGTGCTGCTCTGTTTGATAATAGGCGTCAGCCCGCTTTGGTCCGGGGGCCAGCCGACCTTTTGCGGCGGACAGGCGAGACTTTGCGGTCTTCATGTCATCCGCCCACCCCACACAGCCCGGCCCACCACCCAGCAGCAGCCCAACAAAAAAGGCCAGCCGCCCGCGCGCCTGACCTTCAACCTATTCTTGCCCACCTCGGGTGAGTCTGTG